CACCTGCATTTGTTGTGTTTCTTATAGGGGTTATATCGTTAAAAGCCTGACCCTCTTCTATGTAATATTTTAAATGAGTTCCAACACCTAAAAAATCTGATCCATCTAAAGCAACCCAGTTGTGCAATCGTCTTGCGGTTCCTTGAAAAGTGTTTATTGCATACTTAGTCCATCCACCTATCTTTTCGGGTGTGCCAAGTCTAAACCTTATTTTATCACAATCTACAAATCCACCTTCGTTGCTAAAAGGAGTAATATCTGAAACTATGCCTGACTTAAACTTTAAAGGTATATAAGTCATTAACCTATTCTCCCTGCTACCGCACCATTATTTGTTAATGATACATTACTTTGTCCTAAAATGTAATAACCTGCTGAACCACCTGCAGATCCCGATGTGCCATTTGTTGGCGCAGTTGCTGGAAAGCTAACAAATGTCCCTGAACCATTAGAACCCGTTGCTCCAGTTGAACCACTAGCACCTAATGATCCACCAGCTCCACCAGCGCCTCCATCACCAGAGCGGCCATCGCTGCCTGTAATTCCAGAACCGCCGCCTGATCCAGAACCTGCTGACTGTGCAAAACCTTGACCAACACCGCCTGAACCACCTGAGCCTCCTGCTTGAGTAAATTTACATGTACCAGAAACAGATCCGCTTAATGAGTTATAATAAAAATTAGGTGACGTAGTTCCTTGATGAGCAGTAGTTCCATAAAAAGTAAAATAAGTTTTAGTTGACGCATTTATACCTACTGTACCAAAATTAGATTTAGTTGTTCCCGAACTTGATGTACTTTCGCTTACAGAAAAAGTAGGTGTTCCGTATCCATTTCCATAATCAGCACTAATACTAGCAGTAACAGTATAAACACCAGTGGTATTTGTTTGTGCAGAAAAATATATAGGACCTCTGTTAGCACAGTTACCAGAAAGACCTGTTCCTGCTCCACCAAGAGAATTTAAATCAAATTGTGCTGGATTTATTCCTCGACTAAATTGTGCTCCAATACCTCCCCACAATCTGTCACCGACAACTCCAACTCCGTCTAAGTTATTCCCTGAAGAACCATAAACTGTAAACCAACTAGGAGAATTGTTTTGTGGCGTAGAGGTTCCACCACCACCTTCGTCTACTAAATTAGAAAACGTAGCATTAGCAGTGTAAACGCCTTTACCACCTGTTCCACCAGTGCCTCCACCACCTCCACCACCTTTGAGGTTAGCTCCACTGTTATTATTTAATGTTATAGCAACATCTGCTTTTAAAGCTGTTCCGCCATCAGAACTAGCGGCACCGCCTTGTCCGTAAATGTTACCATTGTTTGTTACTGTTATTGTGCCAGAACCACCAGTTGCTAAATTTATAGCAGGTGTTCCTGATGCTGTACTATAAACAGTAACCCCTGCATTTATGACTATAGTCTTAGGGTAATCTACAGAATAATCATCACCAAATATGCCTGTGCCAGATTGTTGTGTGGCATTAGACGAAAAAGTTTTTTGCCATCCTTTAGCTTGAGAATAGAAATCATTAAAGCTTATGGCACCGGTAGTAGGAACACCAGCCGCTAAGTTTGTTGCTGTGTTATTAGCAGCATTAGCTCTTACGTTTGTATTTGCTCCACGATAATAACTAGCCATATCAACAGCACCACTGCCACCAACAAATTCAGTCCGTATGTCTGATGCTGATATTGTACCTGATGCCGCTAACGTCATTATGGGCTACCAAAAGCTGTTATATTATCTGCTGAGGTTACAGCACCATTTGATGCTAATTTAAAAACTGTTGTACCATTATACTTAAATAATAAATCATTATCTCCAGTGTCTAGTTCTATAGCCCATTTACTAGACCCAAACAAAATAGCATTGCCATTTGTATCAAGATCCCCACCAAGTTGTGGTGTTGTATCATTAACTAAATCTGTTGGCACCAAGGCTACATTAGCATTTGACCCTGTCCCATCTGCATAAACAATTCTTGTAGTGCCATTAGCTATAGTTACAGTAGTTCCTGATCCGCCACCCTGTTTAATTGTAGCTGTTTGCCCTGTGCTGTTTTTAAATATGTACCATTTTTGTTGATCATTAGGATCTATTAATACATCAAAGGCTACACCCGGTGTGCCAGTTAATATAACTATTTTATAATGCCCTTGTGATAATGTCCCATCACTAGCAGTTAACGTTACATTTCCACTTACAGATAACTCTAGAACTCCATTAACAGTTCTATCTATAATATCTAAATTGTTATTAGTGGTATTACCCCATGTACCAGCTTGCTCACCGGCACCAATCTTTTCTAATCCACTGTTAAGTGTATATGTACTTGCCATTTTTACCTCATTCCACTTCTATCTCTATCCAAGTTTCTGAACCTGAAGGATTTACTGTTGTCCAAGACTCTGTGCCACTCGGTGTAATAGTTACATAACTTTCTGGCGTTATTCCAGCATTTACATCTTCAAACAACAATTCACCAAATGTGTCTTGATTAAAGTTTAAATCTTTAGTTATAACACCTGATCCTATCATAATAGCATTTGATGTTTTTGTAAATGCAGACTCAATATCAGATGAGCTTAAACGAACCCTTGTTCCAGCAGAAGACTCATTAAAGTTAAAATTAACTTCTGAGCTTGCACCAGCACTAATGTAAATACCTGTTGATGTTTGAGTGGCAGTCGAATTCATAGAAGAGATGCCAGACATTATGCCTACACCTGCGTTTGCAGATGAGGCAATGCCACTCATTTCGGATACACCTGCTAATAGAATACTTTGATCTGATAGAGCGTATTCAGATAGAGCAGATGCACCTAACATTAGCTAGCCTTTTCTTCTTTAGGCTCTTCTTCACCTTTAACAGATTGTATCAATGAGTTTGTAAAAGCATTTTGAGCCACAGTCACTTGGTCTAATTGAAACTTTAGACTAGCAGCTTTGGTTTGTAAGTCTTTTATCTGATTGATAAAATAGTTTTGGTCTTGAGATAAGTCCTCTGTCTTATACTCTTTACCATCAATAGTGATTACGTTTGTTTTTTCCATTTTATTCTCCTTCTAAGGTTGCTACTTTAGCTTCTAATGTTTCAATACGTTCCATTGCTTCTTGTAGTGCTTTGACTGCTTTCATGTAGAGTATTGAGTATTTTACTTCTTTGGTAGTAGTTCCTAAATCGTTGTTATTAGCATCTTTGTCTGGTGAATTTTTAATAAGACCAGACATCCCTGCTTCTTCAACTTCTTGTGCAATTACACCTAATCTCCAATGTGCATCACTATCTCCAGTAGCAACATCAGATTTCATTTTATACTTACGAACAGTAAGTGCTTTAATATCATCCCATTGTGATGAGGCATCTGTAATTTGCTCTTTAAGTTTTACATCAGATATAGCACCATAACTATTATCATGATTGACTACATCACCATCATTGTAAATATATAATCTTGCTGTTGCGGAATCACTGCAAGTTAAAAATCTTCCATTATTGTCATCAGGCGAATTATTTGGATACTGAATAAGAGGTCCGTAAGGAAGACTACCTGTTGAGGTATTTCTAAACAGTGCAGTGTAAAAGTTGTCAACTCCTGTATCGAAAAACCACTGGCTCTTGTAATAACCTTTCGGATTGCCATCACCATCTGATAACACAATGATATTGTTTGATGTTCTTATGTCTAAGCCACCTTGATTGCCGTTGTAGTTGCCAATGATGGTGTTCTTGGAGCCTGTGGTCATCAACCCACCAGAACCATTTGCACGGGCATTACCAATAAATGTGTTATCAGTTCCTGTTGTTAAACTACCGCCCGCTGCGTTGCCAACAAGCGTATTATTTGCTCCAGTAGTAAGACTATAACCTGCATGTCTTCCAATAACTGTCTGGTAAGCACCTGTAGTATTTGCAGTGAGCGCATAATAACCAACGCCGGTGTTATTTCCACCACTGGTCGTATTATACATAGCATTTTGACCGATAGCAACATTGTTGCTGGATGTAAGAGCCGCACCACTAGCACCTGCATTGCCACCAATAAAAATGTTATAGTTTCCTGTGGTCATAGCCGCACCAGCACCAAAGCCAAGACCTGTGTTGTATGTTCCTGTGGTGAGATTAAGTAGCGAATTAAGACCAACACTAGTATTTTGTGCGCCAGTAGTGTTTGCACCAAGCGCATTCATGCCTAAACCTGTGTTATTTCCACCTGTTGTGTTTAAGTCCAACGCAGCGTAACCAACAGCAGTATTGTTGGATGCTGTGGTGTTAGAACCTAAAGCATTATCACCAAGTGCAGTATTGTAATTACCAGTAGTATTTGCATCAAGAGAAAAGCTACCTACAGATACGTTCTGTCCACCAGTAGTGTTATTATATAAAGAGTTTTGACCTAATCCAACATTTTGAGCACCAGTCGTATTGTTATATAAAGATTGGTTGCCTATTGCTGTAGTATAGTTTGCTGTAGTATTGCTTCTTCCTGCACTGCCTCCTACAAAGGTTACTTGATTACCGGTAGTATTAGTAAAACCAGCTTGATAGCCAATGGCTACGTTAGCAGATGCTGTGGTGTTTGCTTGTAGTGCCTGTCTACCTATTGCTACGTTGCTTGCACCTGTAGTATTAGAATCCATTGAAGCAAAACCAATACTAATATTGTTACTAGCAGTTGTGTTGTTTTCTAAAGCATTAACACCGATTGCTATGTTCTGAGCACCTGTAGTATTATCAAGTAGTGCCTGATATCCAACAGCTGTGTTGTTGTCTGCTGTGTTGTTTTTAAGTGTTCCAGCACCCAACCCAGTGTTGTTATTACCGCTTGTTGCAGACTGACCAGACGTATGCCCAACATATGTGTTCAGATAACCTGTAGAAGAATATCCAGCGTCATAACCAACAAGAGTGTTTTGACCGTTAGCAGTTTGTGCTTGTCCAGCACGATGCCCAATGGCAACGCTATAGTTGCCCGTTGTGTTGCTATCAAGTGCTTCACCGCCTAATGCTACATTGCTGAAGCCTGTGGTGTTGGAAGCTAGTGCTTGCTTACCCATAGCAGTATTAGATGCACCACTTGTATTATTTGTTAATGCAAAAAATCCAACAGCAGTATTGTCTGAAGCAGTATTGTCTTTCAATGCTTCATATCCAACAGCAGTTAGTGCATTTCCATTTATATTTGTAGTACCTGCCTTATATCCCAAAGCAGTATTGTAGTCTGCTGTGGTGTTGGCAAATAGAGCTTCTTTACCTAATGCGACATTATAAGAACCCGTTGTATTAGAATAAAGAGATGTTTCGCCTACAGCTGTGTTCCCTTGTCCCTGTCTCTTATACACATCTCCGAGCCCACGAGACGTAGAGGAATCTCGTATGCCGTCTTCTGCTTG